TTTCTATAAGTGGTACAAAAAGACCTATTGGTCTAATAAATAGTACATGTTCTTAACATTAATAACTTTTATAAGTGCTATCAGCATATCATTAATTGCTGCTGGGTATTCTATACTTGGTTTAGCGACATTGTTTGCTGGTGCATATGTACCTATTATTGCAATGGGTTCAGCACTAGAAGTAGGTAAGTTAGTTGCAGCTTCATGGTTGTATCATAACTGGCGCAGAAACATTCCTAAATCATTAAAGACATATCTATTTACATCAATCATAGTTTTAATATTCATAACGTCTGTGGGTATCTTTGGTTTCTTATCAAAGGCTCATTTAGATCAGGTCAAACCTACAGCAGGTAATACAGAGCAAATAGCATTAATAGATAAAAAGATTAAACAGGAAGAGAAGATTATAGAACGAGCAGAAAAAACACTTGCTCAATTAGATAAAGCACTTGATGTTTATATTGACAAGGAATATGTTAGTAGGGGACTAAAAGAGCGTAACAAACAAAAAGAAGAACGAGACCTGTTGAATAAATCAATAGACGAAGCAATGGCCAAAATAGCAGATTTGAACAATTCTAAATCGTCAATAAATATAGAACAATTAAAATTAGAAGCAGATGTGGGTCCATTGAAGTATGTTGCCGAGTTGATTTATGGTGATAATGCAAAAGATCATTTTGATAGTGCCGTTCGTATTATTATATTAATACTCATATTTGTATTTGACCCACTTGCAGTATTACTATTAATTGCTGCCAATATATCACTAAATCAATGGCGTGATAAAAGAGATGAGAATAAATCAGATACTATGGAGAGAGCATTAAAGAGAATAGAAGTATTAGAAGGTCGTAATAAACGACTCAAAATATACAAAGATTTAACAAAAGAGTTTGGTGACAATCCAGATGAAATTAAACTAAAATTAAGTCAAATATATGACTGGAATAACGATAAAAATTAATGCTTGACTTTATAGTCAAAATGATATATAATGATATTATGAATAAAGAACAAAAAATAAAAAAACTAGAAAACTTAGCGAAGGCTTGTGCCAATGCTACAGATAACGACATGAAAAAAATGTGGTTTGATAAACTAATTGATCTTGCTAAAAAATATGATATGAGAGATTTTGTAATGAATAAGTTGGTACACTAATGAATAAGTGGGAAAAAAGAGAAGAAGAAGATAGATATATTATGGAGCGTATGCACCCAGCAGTTATGATACCAGGATTTTTTATAGGTTTCATGGTGATTGCAGGTTGTTTGTTCAAAGGATTTATGGGTTGGTAGTATGAATATATTTTACGTTGACAAAGACCCGAAGACAGCGGCTAAGATGATGTGTGATAAACATATTATCAAAATGATATTAGAGTCTGCTCAAATGTTATGTACTGCTAAAAGAGTATTAGATGGTACAGAATATTTTGATCTTACAAAGAATGGTCGTAAGATTAAAAGATGGCGACTAGATAATTCTAATGAAGAAGCAATTGTATATAAAGCAGGTTGGCTAGGTCACCCTAGTACTCAATGGGTTATAAAATCAGCATACAACTATATGTGGTTGTTCAATCACTTCATAGCACTTAACGAAGAATACAAATTAAGATGGCAAAAAGATACAGACCATGTATCGGTAACTAAACTTGCCGAACTATTAAAACACCCACCTAAAAATGCACCACTTAATGTTATGGCAACAGACGCTACACCAGCAATGCCAGATCATTGTAAGATACCAGGTGACGTTGTTGGCTCATACAGAAAGTATTACATACTAGAGAAAAGAAGATTTGCCAAGTGGGAAAAACATGGTGCAGTTATGCCTGATTGGTATGCTCAAGGAATTGCAGATGATAAAACAACGAATACAGAGCAAGGGTGATGACCTTAAAATGTTGCAAGGCCATGATAGACTTGCATATTTAATTGACATTGCAAAAGATGTACCACAATTACCAGATGAAGTAAAAATAGATCAAAATAAAATACGAGGTTGTGCTAGTAATTTATGGTTGATTGGTGGTGCAAAAGAAGATAATACAATGATATATAAAATAGACGCTGACGCATTTATAACGAAAGGTACAGCAAAGTTAGTAACCGACTTATGCAATGGTTGTCCTAAAGACGAAGTTGCTAGTTTAACTATAGAAGACTTTTTACCTTTAGGCGTTAGAGAACTTTTAACAATGCAAAGACAGAATGGTCTAGGCAGTTTAATACAGAGGATAGTAGAGATAGCAAATACTAAATAGAACTATGGATAATGTAAGAGATTTTATACAAACAAATATGAACTTCTTAAATGATATTCAGGCGTATCATTGGCAAACAAAGTCATATTCTGAACATGAAAGTTTAGGCGAGTTTTATACAAAATTTAATACGCTAAACGATCGGTTCGTAGAAACATGGCAAGGCATGACGCAAGAAAGAATAAACTTTAGTGCTGAATTAAGACCAGGCATTATGAACTATGCCGACAATGCTCAAGTTTGCTCAGAGGTTTGCAAAACTACAGATAGGTTAAACGAGATTTACAAAGAGGTTGAAGGCCATCAATTACACAGCATACTAGAAGATATGCTTGAGGCTACAAGTCAATTATGTTATCACCTCACTCTCAAATAAATGCCAATTTACACATTTTATAACAAGCGTAAGAAAAAAGAATTTACTGAAATGATGACTATTTCAGAAATGGAATCATACCTTAAAAAAAATAAACATATCACACAAAGAATATTAGGTGTTAATATTGTTGCTGGTGTGTCTGGTATGAGTTATAAAAGCGATCAAGGATGGAAAGAAACATTATCAAAAGTTGCAGAAGCACACCCACAAAGTGCTCTTGCAAGTGAAGTAGGTAAGAAAAGTATTAAACAGATTAAGACGGAACAAGTAGTTAAAAAACACCGTGCTAGACAAAATGCAAAAAATAAATAATATAGACATAGAACAAAGCGAGCAACTGAACAACAACGGTCGTATACCAGAGTCTAATAAGTCAATCCGCTTATTGTTCAAATCATTAATAGGCAGAGTTTTCTGCTTGAAGATTCTGCCTATATTATGTGCAGGCTTATTATTATCAGGTTGTGCCATGAAAGATTATCAATTAGATCCATGGACAACCGTAATGAATCAATTAGTAACTAAACCAATAATCACAGCAAAGAAAAATAAAGGAGAATAACTATGGCAGATATACCTGATTTTATGAGAGATTTTGATACAGATATTGACTATGGCTTTACTCCTGTGTCTAAAAAACCAGCTGAAGAAACAACAAGTCAGCCAAGTGCTGACCCACTAGAATTAGCAAAAATTAAATCAGACGTATCTGATATAAAATCTGCTATGAATGAGGTTATGCAGATCGTAGCAGAAAAGGAAACTGTAAATAAAGAGATCGCAGACGCAGATGTACAAAAGAGATTTAAAGAGATTGAAAAGATTGTATTGCCTTTTTTATACAACTTGTCAAAGTCTAATGAACCTTATATACATTGGCCAAATAGAGGACCAATTATCAAGGCTCAGATGGATAAAGTGTTAAAACTAACCAGGGGGTAAAAATGTTAGAAGTGAAAGCTCATCATAAAGAACTTAAAAGAGCAGTAAATGACGCCGAACAATTAAGAAGAAATGATAGAACTTATAAAAGTTGGTATGATTTAAAGACCCTAAAGAAAATCAAACTAAAAGCAAAGGAAAAACTAAATGCAACTAAGCAAAAACTTTTCGCTTAAAGAACTTACTGCTTCACAAACAGCAGATAGACATGGTATTAGTAATAATCCAAGCGAAGATCATATGGATAATTTAAAAAAACTATGTGATAACGTACTACAAAAAGTTAGAGATCATTATGGCAAAGTAGTATCAGTATCTTCAGGATATAGAAGTCCTGAACTATGTTTAAAAATAGGTTCAAGTGCGAAATCACAGCACGCAAAAGGCCAAGCCGCGGATTTTGAAATCTTTGGCGTGCCGAATGCTGAACTAGCAAAATACATCATTGAGTCACTAGATTTTGATCAGCTCATATTAGAGTTTCATAATCCAGAGGAACCTAATAGTGGTTGGATTCATTGCTCATATAAGAATGCTGAAGAAAATAGAAAACAAGTATTAAGAGCATACAGAAATGATGATGGTAAGACGGTGTATGAACCGTATGACCCTAGTTGAGCTGTTGAACGTCTTAATGATGACAAAAAAATAGAACAAGACAAGATTATACAAATGTATATGGAGAAAGGCACATAGGTGCTTGACCAATCTTGTAAAGCGTGATATAATGATTATATAATAATTAAGGAAGGTATATTATGGCGTTTAATTATGTAAAACTGAATGAAGAAAAACTACCTAAAAGTTTAGGTGTAAAAGGCAAGAACAAAAATGGTATAAGATATTATACTATTGATGGCGTTAATATGCCTTCCGTTACTTCCATTCTAGGTGCGATTCCCGAAAGAAAAGTTAAAATAGAAGGTTGGCGTAATGCAGTTGGTGAGAAGATGGCCAATTACATATCTGCCTCTGCTGTCAATAGAGGTAAGGCAACTCACACACTAATAGAAAATCATATCAGAAACCAAGATGAGAAGTCTATGGGTATCACAGCTGTGACACCACTAGGTTTGTTTAGAATTATAAAACCTTATCTTGCTAGACTTGATAATATACATTGTGTAGAAGAATACCTTTACTCAAAAGAGATAAGTGTTGCAGGTCAAGTTGATTGTATTGCAGAATATAAAGGTAAACTATCTGTAGTTGATTTTAAGACCTCTACAAAACAAAGAGATGAAGACTACAACTATGGTAATTTCTTACAATGTTCAGCATATGCTAAAATGTTTGAAGAAATCTATCCTGACAAAAAGATAGAGCAAACGGTTGTTCTGGCTGCCTGTGAAGACGGGTTTGTACAAGAATGGATACATGGTTCAGAAAGCATTGCAAAACACCAAGAGCTGTTTTATAAGCACACTAAAGATTTTTTTGAAAGAAATAGTATAAATAGTTAGCAAAGAAAACTAACTATGAAAAAAATATTACTATCTATACTCGGATTATTATTGTTATCAAGTGTAACAATTGCAAAAGCAGATTGGGAAGGTATGTCACAATATCCTTGGCAACCAATGACGGTACCTATGTGGTGTGGACCTATTGATGATGTTAATATGGTACTAGAAAGAGAAGGATATGTTGCAGTAGAAGTAGCATTTGGTAGAGGCGGTGCTTCACCAGATGGTGAATTAGCTTATGCAGTTACAACTTATGCTTCTGAAGATACACCAGGACATATCGTAAGAACAATAGAAACGCCAGATCAAATTGATAAATGTATAATGAATATGTTATTTGATTATAAAAGGTTAGAAATTAAACCAAGTACAGATTTATAAGAATTAATTGTTGATTAGAAGACAATAACTAGTGAGGACCTGGGTGCAATACCCAGCCACTCCACCATTTAAACTATGCAATTTAAGGGGTGGAACTAGGATCGACTCGTAGGTAAAACTTTTAGGAGATTAATCGCTGATACCGTACTATTAATAAATGCTAACTCACAAGGTTACGCTTTAGCAGCATAATAACTGCTTGGGGTTTGTCTGTACCTCGCAACAGAAACAGACACTATAAATTATGAACAATTATATTCAAATATATAAAAATGCAATAGATGATAATTATTGTGATGAACTTATTGAAAAATTTGAAAGTGAATCTAATAAAGAGACCTACGATCAAGGTCCAATGTCCTTCACACAAGTTAATTTAAATCAAACTCAATGGCAAGATGATGTATATAAATTATCATCGGTCTTTACAAAATATCTTCAACAATACAAAAATGATTGTGTAATAACAAGTCACATGTGGCCTGACAAATATGCTTTTGAAGAAATAAGATTAAAAAAGTATTTGGCAAATAATAAAGATCGTTTTGATCC